TTTCTAGAACTTATAGAGAAAAATCAAGAGAGTATTTGAAATCAAAAGGATATGAATTGGTTTTGACAAATGTTTCTCCTACTGAATGGAGCTCTTTCGAGGATTGGTGGGTGCATCCAGATTTGGTATCCAGAGAGAGAATAAATCAAATCAAAAATATCGATGATAATGTGAAGAAAATAGATGATTATATGCTATCAAGACAGATAACTGGAGAAAAAGAATCTTCAGTAAATTTATACGAAATTAATGAAAATTGTAAACCAACATCTTGGATAGTAGATAATTTCTACAGTCATCCAAGTAAAGTACGTGATTTTGCTTTATCACAAAAATATTCTGAAGGTGGTTTTGGGAGAGGATTTATTGGAAGACGAACTGAGCAGCAATTTTTATTTCCAGGTCTCAAAGAAAAGTTTGAAAAAATTATGGGAAGACGAATTACAAGATGGCAAGATCATGAAATGAATGGAAGATTCCAAATTGCTTGGGCTGGAGAACCATTAGTATATCATTGTGACAATCAAAAATGGGGAGGAATGTTATATCTAACACCAAATGCACCTTATCAGTGTGGTACTACATTATATGCTCACAAAAAAACAAAAGCAAGAAATTATTATGAGGAAGGATGGGATGCATCTTGGGTAGATATTCCTGGAGATCCTCATTTAGATGGAACACCATTTGAACCAGTGGATGTTCTTGGTAATGTTTATAATCGATTGGTAATCTTTGATGCTTCATGCATCCACTCAGCATCAGAGTATTTCGGTACGGTTAAAGAGAATGCAAGATTGTGGCAGATGTTTTTCTTTGATGCAGAATAAATATAAATAGTATTAGATCAAAAAGGACACAATAATGACTACAATAGGATCAGCAGGTATTACCTTTCTCAACACCACATCTCAGAATACAAGTGGTTTGATCAATGTGCAATCTTTTGACTCTTCTGGCACATGGACGAAACCATCAGGATACAGTGCAAACTCTAGAGTACTTATTCAAATATGGGGTGGCGGCGGTTCTGGTGGCAGAAACGGAACAACCATTGCGTATACTGGCGGTGGCGGTGGCGGTGGTTATAATGAAAGATGGTTACTATTATCACAACTAGGTGCAACCGAAACTGTCACTGTAGGTGCAGGAGGTGCAGCAAGAACAACAAATTTATCCGGTGCAACAGGCGGCACTTCTAGCGTTGGTTCTCTGATAAACGCATTTGGCGGTGCGGGAGGAGACTCTTCTACTACACCATTTGGCGGAGGTGGTGGCGGACAACTTTCTGCTGGTAGTACATCTCAACCTGGATTACCTTATATACTATATGATATCGCGTCAACTCTAACCAATGTTGCTACTCCACCAGACGAAAATTTAGTGGTAGATTCTGTTACCGCAATCAGACACGGCGCCGCATATACAATGGGATATGTACACGGAGGCGGCGGCGGCGGCGTCGGTGGTTCCGCAGGAGCTAATACCGTATATGGCGGCGGTGGAGGTGGTGGCTATACATCTGGTGCAGCAGGCGGAGCATCTTCATTTGGTGGTAGCGGTGGTGCTGCGGGTTCTACAGGCACTGGTGTTGCAGGAACTCAACCAGGCGGCGGCGGCGGTGGCGCGACAGCCACATCTGGCGCAGGTGGTGCCGGTAGAGTTATTATAACTGTATTTCCAAATTCAAACTAATTGGAGAAAATTATGTCTGAAGTAAAACATTGGGCAATGATAGATTCAAATAATCTTGTCATTAATATAATAGACTGGGATGGAGAATCAGATTGGTCTCCGCCACAAGGAACAACTGTAATAGATTTAACGAACTATGAAATCGCACCATCCATAGGTTGGACTTATGAGAATGGTGCATTCGTTCCACCACCTCCTCCACCAGAACCAACTCCCGTTGTGAACGATCAATCATAAGAAAGAAAACAAATGTCGATTCCATCATCTAGAGAACAGTTAAAAGATTGGTGCCTAAGACAACTCGGATTTCCCGTGATTGAGATCAATGTTGATGACGATCAGGTTGAAGATCGTATTGATGAAGCACTACAGTATTATCAACAGTTTCATTTTGATGGAGTTGAACGCTGGTACACCAAGCATCAAATTACACAAGAGAATAAAGATAATCAGTATATTCCAATTACAGAAAATATCATAGGTGTTACTCGTATTTTCCCTGTGGGTTCTACGAATGCATCGGTCAACATGTTCGACCTCAGATATCAACTTCGTCTACATGAACTATATGACTTCACATCAACATCATACGTAAACTATGTACTGACGATGCAACACATTCGCACATTGGATATGTTGTTCTCGGGTGAAACTCCTATCAGATTCAATCGACATACAGATAAACTTCGCATCGATTGGGACTGGGCAAATGATATTGAAGTTGGAGAGTGGTTAATCATTGAAGGATATATCATTGTCGATCCAGAAGCATACAATGATGTATATAACGACATGATGTTGAAAAGACTGGCTACTGCATATATCAAAAGACAGTGGGGCGCCAACATGTCGAAGTTTGCGGGTATGCAGTTGCCCGGTGGTATTACCATGAATGGTATACAAATTTATCAAGACGCTATTCAAGAAATCAAAGAACTTGAAGATAAGATCAGAGATACCTTTGAGGAACCCCCTGCTTTTATTTTAGGATGAAAGCGTAAAGTTTACTATATACTCTTGTGAACAACAGGAGTGTAACAATGAAAGGAGGTTTTATTTATATCTGGTTTGATCGTAAGCGCAAGATGTATTACATTGGTTGTCATTGGGGAACTACAGATGACGGTTATATCTGTTCATCAAAATGGATGAGAGATGCTTATAGATATAGACCTCAAGACTTCAAACGACGAATCTTGAAAAGAGGAATAGAACGTGCAAATCTTTTACAAGAAGAATACAAATATTTCAGTATGATCAAGGATGAAGAACTCGGAAAACGTTATTATAATCTAAACAGACATCATCATGGACATTGGTCAAATGTAGAAAACAAAAACCAATCTGTTCGCGAAAAGTTATCAGAAGCATCAAAGAGACTACATCAAGACCCTGAATATAAGAAGAAATATATTGAAGGTCGTAAAAAGATGCCACCTCAGACACAAGAACAAATTGATAAAAGAGCCAAATCTAATACTGGTAAGAAACGATCAGAAGAAACTAAACGAAAAATTAGCGAGTCGCAAAAAGGTAAAATTGTTGGACCTCTTTCTGAAGAAACTAAACGAAAACTAAGTGAAGCCCTTAAAGGAGAAAAGAATCCTTTTTATGGCAAAAAACATGATCCTGAATTAAAGAAACGCATGAATGAAAAAACTAGTCAGACTATGAAAGGTAGAAGACCTGCAAACGTACCAACAGGTTATTGGTGGAACAACGGCATCATAAATAAAAGAGGTTATGAATGTCCTGATAAAACTTGGATAAGAGGCAAAGTAAGGCATACAAAATAAATGATCAACCATTACTTTCAAAACTATTCTGGAGCAATAACAAACGAACAAAGACTCATGGAAGATGTTGTTACAGAGTCTATAAACATCATGGGACATAGCGTTTATTATATTCCTAGAGAAGGTTTCAATCCGACAGACATTCTATTTGGTGAGAATGTACAATCTAAATTTGATCGTGCATACCTGATGCCGATGTATCTTGCCAACGTCGAGGGTTATGAAGGAGATGGTGACTTCTTCTCTAAGTTTGGATTAGAAATTAGAGATACGTCTAACTTTGTTGTCTCTAGATTGACTTTTGAAAAGTATGTTCCGTCTTCTCTTGCTTCAAGACCAAAAGAAGGCGATCTGGTTTATATACCAGTCATGCAGAAAATATTTGAAATTAAGTTCGTTGAAGAAGAATTGATGTTCTTCTCTATTGGTAAAAGAAACCCCTATATCTATGAATTGAGATGTGAACTCTTCAGATATAGTCAAGAGAATATTGACACCGGTGTTGAAGAGATCGATAGAATCGAACAGACCACATCATATCTTGTTGAGTTTGATCTGACAGGCGGTTCAGGCAACTATTACAAAGAAGAAATGGTTTATCAGGGTGCAAATCTGAGTGCATCTATTGCTTCTGCACAAGTTGCTGATTGGGACCCGATCACAAACAAACTCACTGTTTACAATATAAAAGGACAGTTCTCAAGCAATACTTCTCTTGTTGGTGCAGATTCTAATACAACATATAATCTGTTGACATTTGATGATCTTGACGACTTTGCCAAGTATGATCAGTATGATAATAGAAACATTCAGACAGAAGCAGATGAGTTTCTTGACTTCTCAGAAATCAATCCATTTGGAAAGCCTTAATGTTAAGCAATAGACACTTCTACTTCCAGTTAACTAGAAAATATGTTGTTGCATTCGGAAATATGTTCAACAATATTTCTCTGATTAGAACTAACAGAGAGACTGGTTCAGAATTAGAAAGAATAAAAGTTCCTCTGATGTATGCTCACAAAGAGAAGTACTTCGCTCGTCTAAATTCTGATCCTGACCTACAAAAAAGCACACAAATCTCTCTTCCTCGCATGTCTTTTGAACTAATGGGTATCACATATGATCCATCGAGAAAACAGAACTCTTTACTAAGATCAGGTAACAAAGCGAATACATCTACAAGAGTATCTTCTCAATACATGGG